AGCTGCCGGGGCAGTAGCGCGAGGCGACGATGGTGGCCCCGTTGATCTCCATGCCCCGGAACCCGACGCCGACCTTGAGGGTAACGTCGTTGAACCGTTGCTGGGTCTGATACTTGGACTTCAGGTAGCTGAAGCCCAGGGGGGTGGTGACCATCAGGTTGGGCTCGTATTGGCCCGAGCCGTAGAACACGCTCATGTACGCCTGGTCGATGGTGTCGTACTCGATGGCGCCCACGACCGGGAGAGGAACCGAGTTGAGGGCTGGAGCGAAGGTGGCTCGCGTGAGTCCGCCGTACAGCGGGTACAGGACACCGTTCCAGCTTGCGGTCGCTCCGTCATTGAGAGCCTCCGCGAGTCCGTTGGGACCAAACTGCCAGCCCGCGCCGGTGCCGGGCAGATAGGCGGCGATGGAGACGAATGCGCCCAGCGCCATGTACGCCTCATCGACCTTGGCCTTCAGGAGCTTGATCGCCGCCAGAGGCCCCTTGTTGAGCACCCGGATGTCCTCCTGGTAGAGAGGCACCGAGACTTGGGTGAACCGCATGTCGAACCACAGCGACTGCATCGTCTGCTTCATCGACACGTTGAACTGCTTGCCCTTGGTATACGCGCCGCCAATCATGGGGGCGTAAATGAAGTTCTCGGCAATGAACGAGCCGCCCGTGAAATCCTCGCGCAGGTTCTGGCGGAGGAAGAAATTGAGCGGGTCCTGGTTGAACACGTTGTCGGTGAGCCCAGGTTTCGTTCGGATGTACTGGCGAGTTGTGACGTTGATCTGATCCAGGTTGTCCGGCAAAGGACACCTCCTTTAAGTCATGCCCCTGCCGGAAACAGCGGTCAGGGGGTGGTTAAGCGCGACCGGCGCCAGCCTGTGTCCAAGCGGCCATCAGTTCGGCGTCGCTACTGCCTCTCCCAGCTCCATCGGCCGGGGGTCGCGCGTACATCGGGGCTACGTCCGGCTCGGCCGCGGTGACCGGAATGTTGAAGCGGGTCATTACGTCCCGCGTGATCTCGTCCCTCAATTTCTGCTCATCGGCCTTGGCTTTTGCTTGGCGCTTCTCCTCCAATCGAGGGCCGACAAGCGCCTCATAGGCTTCGGGCAGGGGGATCTTGCGCTCCGTCGCCAGTTTGTCCAGGGCATCCACATCCAGGGGCTCACCAAACTCCACTACGTGGCGGGAGGCGATTCGGCCCGTGTCCTTGATGACCTTGGCATAGTTGACGGCCTGCTCGCGGAGGGCTGCGGCGAGGTCGTCCTTGGTGACTATCTTGCTGGAGTCGAAGCCGGCGGGGAGAGGAGATGAGCCACCGTTGCCGCGGGCTTTGAGGGCCGCGAGTTCCTGGGCTTGATCCTCGACCTGCTTGCTGTATCCGGGCCACCAATCCCTCTCCAGATACTGTAGGCGCTCCTGGTCGGCACGGGCTTGATTGACCCGGCCAAGCTGAGCCTGGTAGTCCTCTGTCGCCGTCTTGACGAGGGCGTTCAGTTTGGGGGACAACTTATCGTGTGTATACAACTTCTCCAGGGCAGCCGTGACCGTCGCGTCGGACAGCCCGGCCTCCTGCAATTCCTTCTCCAGGTACTCCTTGAAGTTCTGCATGTTACGCTCCTGGCGGCATCGGAAGCGGATTGGACGCATTCATGTCGGGGGGAGCGCCTTGAGGCGGTCCAGACATGGGCGGCCCTTGGCTTGCGACGGCACCCATTGCTTCGGGACTGGGAACGATCTGGCTGAGCCTGGCGACGGTCTCAGCAAAAAACGGGACGGCAGAGGGGACCATACGAGACAGCGCCTGCAATCCCTGTAGTACTTGGCTCATGGCCGCTTGAATCGCCGGGGCACCGCCTCCAAATGCGGATTGTTGAGGGGCGGATGGCGGGGCCGGCGGGGCGGATCTGCGGTCTGGCAGGGGAGGCAGCAACGCAGAGGCGGACCCCGGCGTTGGACTATTGTTGAGCGTAGGGGTCATGACTTGGAACAGGACAGGGGCTTCGCGGCTTTGGCCTTGCCCGATAGAGCCGACTTCGGGGCCCGCTGCACCAGCCCGTCCTTCAGTTTTCCTTCCTTGATGAATCCACCCTTGGCCATAGCTACCTCATTTCTGCGCCCTCATACTGCGCTTCTTGCCCGCCGTCCGCTTACTCTTGCTCAGAGACGAGGAGAGGGGACCGGACGACGCAAACCTGGGCGAAGGCCCCGACTTGATGGGCAGGCCGGGGCGCTTCGTCGCGCTCAAGAGGGACACGAACATGCTAAGCCAAGGATGGGGGCGGGGGGAAGGGGGGTAAAGGTGGCCGATAGGGGAACGTCAGCGGGGCGGCAAGGTTAGGCCAATCTCTGACACCTGCGCTCAAGCCACTTCGGTGCTCGAAACCTTGACCCTTTACTGAAGTTGCAGGGGCCACACGCCGGCACCAAATTACACGGCCAATTCGGTCCTTTGGCAGCGACCGGGATGAGATGGTCGATGGTTGCCGAAGACTCAGTCAACTCCCGTTCGCAGTACACGCACCGGTAGCCGTAGAAGGCGAGACGGAGCAGCCACTTGGCCTTGTCAAAGAAGCCGGGGACTGCTTGGGACCGCGTGCGCCGCCGAGCAGACGCTATCCGCCTGACAAGGCGCAGCTTCACCCTGTTGCACTTTGCGTAGACCTTGGCCTGCTCAACCTTCTCTTCCCTGTTCCTGAGATAGTATTTCCTCTGCGTCTCCTTGCGCCGGGCCATAGCTTCAGGATCGGCTTTCAGGCGCTCTTGTCTCGCTTTTTCCCAGGCACGGAACCTGCTTGGGTCCAGGACGCGCTGTCGCCTTCGTTGCTCGTTGTTCTTGTCTTTGCGCCGCGGGTTGGACAACCGATGCAATTCTTTCGCCTTCTCTGGGTGCCGCTCCCTCCAGCGGCGTACTGCATCCACCCTCTGCTGCTTGTGACAAGATGCCCACTCCTTGCACAACTTCAGCTTTCTCTCTTTGTTTTTCAGATAATACTGCCGTAGATATTCCTTCGCCTTCTGAGGGTCTGCGTAGGCCACTACTAACTTTCCTTCATGGTGATTCTTGGCGTCTCTTGCCCAGTCGCCTTCCTACCCGCCGCATTTGCCGCCATAGAAAGACCAAGGCTGGCTTGGTACTGGAGCCGGTCCACAATGGTCCTCACATCGTCCGGCAGCGGCCCCACGTTCGGTATCCCCAACGTTTCGAGGAGGGTGAATATATCCATCCACCCCGCCCGCGCCAGTTGCAGGTATATCAGCTTCTGCTCGATCTGAGCAGCCGAGAGCAGTGAGCCTGGGGCGATCTTGAACACGAATCCCTGGAGGAACGAGCGGGCCCGGTCGTAGCGCGGAAGGGGCCCCCGCATCAAGGCCCCCTGAGTGGGCTCGCCATCCGGCCCGTAGTCCGCGCTGTCCACGTAGGCGGGAATCAGCGTGCCCGGGTCGTAGTCGAAGTCGTCCATGGTGACGGCGCCGGGGCCCAGGATAACGCATCGCATAGGCAGGGTGTAAAACTGGGTGAACCCGTAGGCCAGTTGGCGGGCAAAGCTGCGGGTGAACGCCTCCATGATACGGGAGCGGCGTCTAAGAGCGGGGGTCATGGAGTTGAGGATGCTCTCCACCGTGCTATTGCTCGGCAACTGGTTCAGGTTCATCATACGCCTGAGATCCGTGACGCCGCTCAGATCCCCCATCTCGTTCAGTATCCAGTCGATGTGCTTCCAGATACCTTGATCGAGGGGGGGCGGGATCTGCACTTGAATGCCCTTGCCGGCCAGGGGATTTTGCCAGATCTTATAACCGGGGCGTCTGGTGTCAAAACTCTCCGCCTGCGCTTTGGAGACATTGTTCTTGTCCAGCACCACACCGGGCTGGGCAACCTGGGCGGCGTGGTCGTCCACAACGCGCAAGAGCCTGTTAAGGGAGCGGTGCAGCCCCAGAAGGTCCCACAATGGCGCCCGCCCAAACCAGCTCCACGGCAGCGGGTTGAGGGTCAGTTTGTGGATCGGGAACTCGTCGCACCAGTAGTAGGAGGGGCCATCGTACAGAGGTTTGGCGGAGTTGCTGGTCCAGATAATCATGCGGCGGTGCGGATAGATGGGCTCGCCGACCTCCACCTTGTAGCTCCAGTTGTTCAGGGGGATGCGCCGGGACTTCTTCACGTAGACGATGGTTGGGGCGCCAGTGACCGGATCGGGGGGGCCGAACTGTGTGGGGTCGGGCTCCTCGTACTCCTCCGTCTTCCATTGGCCCATGTACATCGTGTTGCCGTGATAGGCTGTCCCCCGGTCCTTGCTCGTGTTGCGGCGGCGGTCCTTGAGGAAACAGGTGTAGAGCACGGTGGTGGGGACGCGGGCCAGTTTGGGCTCGGTCTTCTGCTGCTGAGCGCGATAGTCCCGGAAGATGGGGGAGACCACATCCGCCACCCCCTCCGCCATTCGCTGCATCAGAGTGTGGGCGCTGCCATCCGAGTCGGCCGCCACCTCCACGCCAAAGTTGTCCCAGATATAGTTGGTGGTCACCTTCTCCTTGACGACCACACCCAGACAGCTCTCCAGGCTGTCGTAGTTGCCGGGGCGGATGGGCAGGATATTGCGGGGGTCGATCGAGCCGCGGCAATTCAGGTCCTCGATGGCCGGGTCCCAGTACAGATACACGTAGCCCGTGCCTGCGACTGTGTGGTAGATGATGGCGTCCCCCCACCTCAGATCGATGTTCCGGCGCTGATACCAGTAGGTGGACAGCTTGCCGTAGTTGGCTGCGTGCTGCTCGAAACGCCGATTCGCCACCTGATAGTCCCAGAACGGCCTGATGTCCGTCATCAGGGCCGCCATGTCCTCGGCTATTTTGGCTACACGGTTGGTGCGGGTCGTCGAAAGGGCGTTGCGCGAGGTGGCGGCTGGGATGGCAGGGGAGTCATCCGTGCCGTTGAGCGCCTCGATGGACTCGGAGATGCGGCCATAGTTGGGCTGGGCTTGGAGAAATGCCTCCGCTTCCTCTACCTGTCGGCGCAGCCACTGCAAGATAGCGTCGTCGGAGGTATGGGCGAGGGAGAGGTCGAAGCCAATGGTGGGCGGACTGACGGAAGTGTCCACGAGACCAGAATAGCATCAAGGCGTATCAGCAGGGGAGAGATTCGTCCCCATGTGGCCCCCAGTTACTCCGTTCGTGCCGGACCCCCCGCCGCTTCTCGAACCCCCGCAAGTCGGAGATTGTGTCGATGGTGTGGCGCTGGTAGCCCTGGTCCAGGTACAGGCGCTCGACCTGCCCCACCCTGTCCGCGCGCATCGGGTACCTGACCTCGCCCGACTGGGGATGCTCATAGACCACCACCCGTTCGCCTCGCTGAATGGAGGCGTTCAGGGAAGCGAATCCCCCCGTGTGCGATAGGCCGTGGGGGCAGAAGGGCCAGTCGCCGATGCCGAGGGACTGGTGGCAACGCTTACACTCCAACATACGAATTGGCCCACTCACGGATGCGGTCCCTCAGCCACGGTCCAAAGTCGTTCTTCAGTGCCCTCGTCTTGAGCCGTTGCAGGACGGCGGGCTTGAAAGTCACCTGGACGCCCTCGACCGACACCAAGGTCAATTCGTGTACCCGCTGTACCAGTTGCTCGGCTGTGGACAGATTGAGCCCGAGGTAAGCGGACAGGTCGGCTACCTGCTCCAAACTCAGGATGAGGGGGGGACGATTAGGTTTAACGGCCGTTTGTGCCATACGTTTAATTGTAACTCCTATTCCTCGCACATGCGCTCGAACGATTCCTGCCACGCCTCTTCGATCTGCGCCCACGACATATCGGAGGCGGCTGGGTCGATCTTGGGAGTCGTCCGCACTTCCTCCTTCCGGCGCTCCATGTTGCTCGACCACCCATTGAGCATCCAGACAGCCAAGTTGAATGCGCGTACCCTGTCGCCGTGCCCCTTCTCGTCGCTGGGATTCTCACCGTATTGCTTATCGGCGTTCCAGCGGCAATCCTCGTACTCGGCCAGTAGCCAGGGGGAGCGGACCACGGCCCCCTTGAGGATGATGTGCCGGGACGCCTTGGACCACAGATCCCGGTTGGTCTGGTTCGTGGCGTGCCACCCAAACTGCGCCGCCTGCTCAGCTTTGATTTCGGCGTAGTATTCCCAGCGCCACAGATTCACGTAGCCGTCTTCGAGCAGTTGGCGAGCAGTCATCTTCCCCGGCCCCGGAAATACCTCCAAGATCACCTTGCACTGCTCCATGTCGTCGGAACCGGCATACACTCGGCCCAGGATGTTGGCGATCTGCCCGATCTCGAAGGCGTCCACCGGCGCCGCGAACTCACACACCTGCACGTCCGGCTCCTCGTGGCGGCCCATTCGCACCACCTGAATGGTGGAGTTATTGATCTTGCGGTCCTCCTTCACGCGCGAGTACCTGGACCAGCCGGTGCGCCCAAACGAAGGGTCTATGCCGATGCCGTAGGTCTGGCCACGCGCGGGGGGCTCCCACATCCACACGATGCCACGGGGGTCACGGTCAAACTCTTTCGGGTCCATTTTGATGAGCCGGCCGCTCGCCCCGACCGTGAACATGGCGGGGAAGTTGCTCGACGACGACGCAATCACCTTGGGGGATTCGTCGTGCTGGCCCACCTCAATTAAGTAGGGCATCCCCGGGAGAGTCGCCTTGGTCCGCATCCACTCGATAGTCTCGATCGGCAAGGCGGGGTGGCGGTGCGTCTGGAAGGACTGCTCGGGCGTGGCCGGGTAGTTGGTGAGGAACAGGTGGAGGGTGCCCAGTTTCTTGTTGGCCCTGTACTCGCTCTCCCACCAGTACATCTGATCGCGGTTGAGGATGACCGTGGCGTCGGCGAACTCGTGGCTCGTCTCCTCCACCAGCTTGGCGTGCTCCACAGTCTTAGCGTCGGGCGTCCAGTCCACGGGCGCGATCAGCCGGTTCTTGTTGCGGTTCAGATACCACGGTGTGAACACGTAGATCCACCGCTCGAAACCCTCTTCCCGGCGCCTCACGCTTTCGGTGAACTCATGCCAGAAGTTACCCCGACCATTAGCCGTGGACTCCCAGCCCAGAAACGTGGAGAGGGCCTGGGGGATGGCCGGCAGCAGATCGAATTGCAGCCGCTCGGGAGTGGGCCACAGCGCCACCTCGGTCATGTGGTTGATATCGAACTGCCCGCCTGTGCCGACACCGGCGCGCTGACTCGCTTGCTGGTAGAGCAGGCGGGACTTGAGGTGCTCCAACTCGATGTGCTCGTTCTTCACGTCGAACAGGACGGCCGGGCGTAGGAAGTGGGGCAGGTTGTCGAGGATCACCTTGTCCGTGGTGTACAGGCCCTTTACCTTGGGCTCGTCCAGGCTGGCGGTGATGCAGCGGGTGCTGCGGTAGAACAACATGCGGTGCATTGAGATCAGGCGGATGAGCGCGGTGGCCCCCTGTTGGCGAGTTTTGTGCCACACGCCCCGGATGCCCTCCGAGAAATGGTGTTCGCGGTATTCCTCGTGGTTGCGCTCCTCGCGGGCGGC